GGAAAACATTCACGGTGACAATCTACCTTTTCCCAACTGAGGATTTGCCATGCGACCGAAACCAAAGAACATGAAGGTTGAAAACCTGGCAGACCGCCGGGCGGGCACCAACCCTGACCCAACAACCAGCAAGCCCGCTTTGCCTGATGCGCCGAAAATCAAAGCACCGAAACCGCCGACCTGGCTTGCCAAGGCAGCACACCCGATTTGGAAAGACACGCTGAAAGTTCTGATTGGTCGCGGCACTTGGGATGAGTCATATATCACCATCACGGCGATGTTCTGCCACCTGGCGGCGCGGTTCATGTATGAGCCTGAAACCATGAACACCGCGATGGTGTCGCAACTGCGGTTGCTTGCCGGTGACCTTGGGTTTTCGCCAACGCACATCAACAACATCAAGCGGCGCGTATGACCACGCTTGAGGTTTTTCTGTTGAGCGTGTTTCTCGGCATTGTGGTGCATCGCTTGGGCGGCGCTGCGGTTCGCGCTTGGCGGCGCGCCTACCGGGCCGGTTATCGTTCATCGTCAGGCGGGCCGCGATGAATCAGGTTGAGCAAATCAAGTTGGCGTGCGCCGTGTCGCACTTGCTTGAATACATCGACACCGGGCACGCGTTTGACCTTAGCGCCGCAATGAGCGCATTAAAGTCAAGCGACCTTTCGCAATGGGCCGCTGACAATCCGGTGATGCTGCCCGCCCGCCGCGACGGCATAGCGCAATCAAGGCGGTGGGAATCGCCAGGTTGATATACTCGCCGGATGAGTTGGGAAAGCCAGTACCCGCACGTTGCCGCCGCTTATCAGTATTGCCTTGATGTAACTGACGGCAAGGTGCCCGCCTGCAAATGGGTCAACCTGGCGTGCCAACGCCAACTTGATGACTTGGATACCGCCACGGCATTCACGTTCGATGCCGCCAAGGCTGAGGCGGTTTGCACGTTCATCAGCAAGTTGCCGCACGTGAAGGGTTCGCAATGGGCGGGCAAAACCATTGATTTGGAACCGTGGCAGGCATTCACGCTGACCACACCGTTTGGTTGGGTGTACCGGCATGATGTGATTGATGACGCAAACGGCGATGTGATAGCCCGATCGAACACCCGCCGGTTTCGCACGGTGCTGATAATGGTGCCGCGCAAGAATGCCAAAAGCACGATTGCCGCCGGTGTTGGGCTGTACATGCTGACCGATGAAGGAGAGTTGGGTGCCGAGGTTTACAGTTCAGCGACCACGCGCGCACAAGCAAAAATCGTTTGGCAGATTGCGAGGCAACAAGCGATGCGCACACCGGCGCTGAAATTGGGCATTCAGATGCACAGTTTGCAGAACCTTGCCAACGCAAGTGTGTTTGAGGCGTTGCACGCGCAAGGCGAAACGCTTGACGGGTACAACATCAGCGCCGCCTTGAATGACGAGTTGCACGCTTGGTCAAAGCGCCAGGTGTACGGCGTGATTGAAACCGCTATGGGTTCGCGCGATCAACCAATGATTTGGAACGTATCAACCGCCGGGTTCAATCTCGATGGCGTGTGTTTTGAGTTGCAAGGCTATTTGCAACGGGTGCTTGAAAAGACGATTGCGGATGAATCGTTTTTTGGCTTGGTGTACGGCATTGATGAAGGTGATGACTGGACAAGCCCGGCATCGCATCGCAAGGCTAATCCCAACTATGGTGTCAGCGTGTCGCCGTTGGACATGAACAACCTTTGCGCAAAAGCGACCGAAATGCCGAGTGAGCAAAACGATTTCTTGACCAAGCGTTTGAACGTGTGGTGCAACGCGGCAACCGCCTGGATGAATATGCAACAGTGGCAGGCGGGGCATGATTCGACTTTGCGTATCGAGGATTTCAAAGGTGAACCGTGTTGGTTGGGCATTGATCTGGCGTCGAAAATCGACATAAACAGCATGGCGATTCTATTCAAGCGCGGCGACCACATTTATTGTTTCATGCGCCATTGGTTACCCGAGGCGGCAATTACATCTGACAATAACTCACACTATGACGGTTGGGTACGCATGGGCGCGTTGCGGTCAACGCCCGGCAACGTGATTGACGTTGATGTGATTGAGGCGGAAACCGCCGCCATTTCTGATGTGGCGACCATCACCGAAATTGCAATGGACCCAGGGCACAACAGCACGCAATATGGCGTTCACATGGTTCGCCAGGGGTACAAGGTGATTGATGTTCGGCCGACCGTTATGGAATTCAGCGAACCAATGAAGTGGCTTGAAGCGTATGTGAAAGACGGCACGTTTCATCACAACTGCCCGGTGCTGACTTGGATGGTTTCTAATGTTGAGGCACGCCGGGACCAGAAAGACAATATTTATCCGCGCAAACCGGCGGGTGCGTCAAATAGGAAAATTGATGGCGTAGTGGCATTATTGATGGCGCTGAACCGCCTGAAAGCAAGCGAAGGGGTTTATGATGTATACGCTGACCATGAGTTGTTGATTGTATGACGGTTCAAGTGACTTGCCGGATTGACGGCACCGGCACCACGCGCACCCGCGACACGTTCACCATTCGCGCCGATGCTGATGGTGTTTTCATTGACCAATGTTGGCTTGGTTGTTCTGATGATTTCGATGAATTCACCGCGCACCTGGCGGCGGCGATTGGCGACATGAAACACGCCCGCAACGGCGGCATCAAGAAAGCGACCAAACCCAAGCAACCGAAACGCGGCACACCATCACAGTGGCCGAATTTGGAGCATAAGAAAGCATGAAATTGCTGAACCTGACGCCGAAACAGTTTGAGGACGTGCTTGAGGGCAAAAGTGAGTTGACGCTTGACCGGTTAATTGAACGTTCGCTGATGGTTTCGGTGACCAATGCGGGCGAGTCAATCACGCCTGAACGCGCGTTGCAGGCACCAACGGTGTTTGCAATCGTGAATGCGTTATCAAGCATTGTTGGTTCACTGCCGTTTTCGGTTGTTTCTGATGACAGTGCTGAGGGGTTGCGGCGTCATAATTCGCAACCTGACCATCAGGTGACGCACTTGTTGAACGTGCGACCGAATCGTTGGCAAACCCGGTTTGAGTATTGGGCGCTTGTGATGGTTCGGTTGCTGCTGTGGGGCGAGTTCTACGCACTGAAAAACGTTGCCGCCAACAAAAAGATCATGTCATTGCAACCGATTCATCCTGACAACGTTGAGGTCACGCAAGACAAGCGGTTGCGGTTACAGTTCAAGATAACCGATGACGCTGGCGGTTCGCGCACGGTGTTCCAAGATCAAATGCACTTTATCCGTTCGGGCGTTTCGCTTGACGGTATACGCGGGCAATCGCCGGTCAGCAACATCAAGGAATCAATCGCCGTTGAGATAGCATCGGAAAAGTTCGGTGCGCGCACGTTCGGCAGCGGTGCCATTCCAAACGTTGTCATTCAGCGCAAAGGCATATTCAAAGACAATGAGGCGCGCAGCAAATTCAAACAGTCTTGGGATGCGATGTTCAGCAACAAGAAACGCGGAACCGCTGTGCTTGAAGGCGATGAATGGGAAATCACGCCTATTCAGATGACCAACGATGAAAGCCAGTATTTGCAAACGCGGAAACTGCAACGTTCGATCATCGCCGGTGCGTTCCGGGTGCCGCCGCACATTGTTGGTGACCTTGAGCGTTCAACGTTCAGCAACATCAACCAACAATCACTTGAACTGTTGACGTTGACTCTGACGCCTTGGCTTGAGTGTTGCGAACGCGCCGTTGAACGTGACTTGCTGACCAATGCAGAAGTTGATTCAGGCGTGTTCGCTCAATTCGACACCAAGCGGCTGATGCGTGGTGACCCGGCAGCAATGGCGGATTTCATCGGCAAAATGCGTCAGTGGGGCATCATCAGCGCCAACGAAGCACGCACCATGCTTGACACTGACGGCAGAACCGATGACGCCGGTGATGATTACATTGTGCCGCTTAACTTCCAGAGTTCAGACGATACGCCCGCCGAGGATGACGCCGCACCGTTGCGGGCGGTAGAATGAGAGTCACCAAGCCGAAGGAAGGCGAGGCACGCGATGATTTCGTTGCAAGGTGCATGGTTGATCTTGATGTTGTTTCTGAATTTCCTGACCGCGAGCAACGCGCGGCGGTTTGTTTCAGGCAGTTCGATGAGGGCAAAGGCATGAACTTGAAACACTTCCAATGCGGTTTAGAAGTCAAGGAAACGGATGACACCGGCATGATTGTTGGCTACGGTTCTATTTTCAACAACGTTGACCAGGGCGGCGACATAGTTGCGCCCGGCGCGTTCAAGGCGTCACTGAAAGCCCGAGGCATGCCCGCGATGCTTTGGAGTCACAACGCGTTCACGCTGCCGGTTGGCAAATGGCATGACGCCACCGAGGATAAGAAAGGGTTGCGCCTTGAAGGCGAATTATTCATTGATACCGAAGTTGGCAAGCACTTGCACACCGCACTTGCTGCCAAAGCGGTGACCGGTTTGAGCATCGGGTACGTTCCCGTCAAGTCAGAACTTGACGATGACGATGACGTGCGCACGCTCAAGGAAGTTGATTTGTTTGAGGTTTCGTTTGTGAACTTTCCTATGAATGAGAGTGCCCGCGTTGAGGCGGTCAAAGCACGCTTAGGCAAAGGCGAGTTGCCAACGAAACGGATGCTTGAGGTGATTCTGCGGGATGCCGGATTCACGCGCGAGCAAAGCAAGGCGCTTATTGCGCACGGGTATGGTGGTTTGACGGCGCGGGATGATGACCGTGAAGCCTGGAATGAATTAGAAACATTGAGGTTTAATTGACATGACGGACAAAACACCAAAAGAAATCGTTGAGGGTCTGCAAACAGATTTCAACGAATTCAAGGAAGCAAATGACGCGCGCCTTGACGCCGTTGAGAAACGGGAAGGCACCGCCGAGATTGATGCGAAAGTTGACCGCATCAATACGTCACTGACCAACCTTGAGAAAGCCAACCAGCAAGTTGCCGCCGAAACCAAGGCGCGCGATGAGCGCATTGAGCAACTTGAGGCGGAACTTGACCAGGCAGGCCCGGCGAACGGCAAGGCAGGAAAAGCCGCCGCCGACTACATGGAGAAGTTTGGTGATTGGATGCGAAGTGCCCGCGTTGGCGAGCAACCATCACCGGTGGTGACTCAAGCGTTGAAGGAAGCCGAAGCGGCGTTACCTGAGCATAAGCAAATCTCAGGTGCGACGGCGGCGGCTGGCGGTGCTTTGATCCCGGCGCAAATTGCCAACATCATTCACGACCAAGTGCGTGTTTTTTCACCGTTGCGTCAGTTGTGTCGCCAGGTGAACATCGGCGTGCGCACCTATGATGAGGTTGTGAACATTCACGGCGAGGCAAGTGCGTGGGTTGGTGAGGCGTCATCGCGTAGTGAGCAAAACACGCCAACGTTCCGTTCGCGTAGACCGACAATGGGCACGTTGTACACGTATCCGTTTGCGACCGAGGAAGCAATGGATGATTCCAACTATGACGTTGGCCGATTCCTTGTCGATTCAAGCGTGCAGGAATTTGCGATTGCCGAGGGCACCGCATTCTTGAGCGGCAACGGCACCAGCCGACCGACCGGCATGTTGAACACCGCGCCGCTTGCTGACGATGACGATGCAAGCCCGCCGCGTTCTGCTGAGGCGTATGAGTTCATTCATTTGGACTTGAGTTCGCCAACCAGTGCGGTTGACCCGGATCAAATCATACAACTGACTTATCAGTTGCGTGCCGGGTATCGTCAGGGTTCATCGTTCGCAATGAACAGCACCGTGGGCGCGACCATTCGCAAGTTGAAGCAAAACAGCGAATACATTTGGTCGCCGTCATTCATCGCGGGTCAACCGTCTACGTTGGTTGGTTTCCCGGTGACGTTCATTGAGGCAATGGATAACCTGACCGCACCGACCGGTTCGCCGTTGGTGTACACGCATCCGATCATGTTTGGTAATTTCCAAGCGGGCTATTTGATCGTTGACCGTGTTGGTTTGCGCATCACCGTTGACAACAACATCACCGCGCCCGGATTTATCAAATGGTATATCCGCAAGCGTGTTGGCGGCATTATCCTTGACAACAACGCCGTCAAGGTTGGTCGCTACAGCGCCACGTAATATGGCGTGAGTGAAGTTCCCAAAGTTTGGGAAAATGGGCGGGTCGCTTGTTTAGCAAGCGGCCCGTCATTTCATGCGGATCAGGTTGACGCGTGCCGCGCCGCCGGGTTCGGGTTGGTTGCTTGCAATGAGCAACACCAGTTCAAGCCCGATGTTTTATATGCGCCTGACCTGGCTTGGCTCAATGAGAATGACGCCAAGATTGCAGACGGGCCGATTCTGTTGACCGCCAATGAACCGTTTGCAAAGGCACACCCGCGTTGGCAGCACATCAATTGGCGCGATGAACCTGGCATGTCACTTGACCGGGCAATGGTTCACACCGGCAGCAACGCCGGGTTCACGTTGGTCAATCTGGCAATGTTGATGGGCGCACAAACCATCCTGTTGATTGGTTACGACATGCGCCAGGTGAACGGGGCAAGTCATTGGTTTGGCGAACACCCGCCGCACATTGACCAGGGCCGAAGCAAAGACGGCAACAAATACATCAAGTGGCACGCCAAGTTTCAGAAAGCGGTGCCGGATATTGAACGGGCGGGCGTCACGGTTATCAATTGCACGCCTGACAGTGCGTTGCCGTGTTTTCCAATGATGCCGTTGACTGAGGCGTTGGCGACACTGTGAAGGCGGAACGCATCACCGTTGGCGATTGCGTGTACCTATTCGACGGGCCGCGCGATGTGTTGGCGCTTGATCCGGTTGAGTCTTGGAACAACAGAAGCGACCGCGCGCCGGTATTCAAGGCGGCGCTTGATGCGGTCACGCTGCCAGGCCCGTGGGCACAGTTTGGCGTTTACCAGGGGCACACCGCCAAGCGGTTCATCATTCCGCGCCTTGGCGACCATCAGTTGTATTTGTTCGATTCGTTTGACGGGTTACCCGAGGATTGGGACAAAGGCGCAAGCGTTGAACCGCGCGGCAAGTATGCTTGTGAACCGCCAGCGTTTAATCATTCGCGCGTCACGGTGGTCAAAGGTTTGTTTGATGGCACGGTGAACGATTTCAAAGGAACTGAGGCGTTCGGGTTCGTTGATATTGATTGTGACTTGTATAGTTCAACGTCAGAAGTGTTGACCGGCATCAATGACCTGATTGTGCCCGGCACCGTCATTCGGTTTGACGATTTGTTTTGTTTTCCGAATTGGCGCAACGGTGAATGGCGCGCATTGAAAGAATGGTTGCGGCACTATCAACGAGAAATCAGATGGTTGGCGCGTGGGCAAATCTATTGGGCATGTTGTGAGGTTGTGAAATGAACAGTGTTGATGCGGAACAAGAAAAATATAGTGCGTGCTATGCACTGGAAACCTACCACATGCAAGGCGCACGGTTGGTTCAGGTGAAACAAGATATGTTGCAACTTGAACCGGGTTGCACATACCTTGACGTTGGTTGCGGGCGCGGCGAAACCGTCAGAATGGCGCGCGAACGGAACGTTGAGGCAAGCGGGCTTGAGTTGGTGCCCGAGTTGTGCGGCGAACACATCACGCACGGGCGCGTGACCGCCATGCCGTTTGAGGCTGACGCATTCGACGTGGTGAGTTGTTATGACATGCTTGAACACTTACCAACGGAACAGGTTGATGACGCCTTAGACGAGTTGTGGCGCGTTGCCAGGCACACGCTTGTTCTAAGCACCAACAACAAGCAATCGCGGTTGGTCACGCCTGACGGGTTTCTTGAATTGCACTTGACGCGCAAGCCACGGGCTTGGTGGCAAGAAAAGTTTGATGCCCGTGGCGGCGATATGGTTGCAAGCGAATACGGCAACGATGAATGGCATTGGCGCATTTCGTTGTAAACTGCCCGCCATGAACGTTCATTTTCACGCAACCGCGAAACATCACACCCGGTACATGACGGCGCTTGCCAACGGGCTTGCGCGGCGCGGCATTCAATCAACAATCAATAGCGGGTTTCTACCCGCTGACATTCTGTGCGTGTGGGGTTTCCGTAGCATACCGGCAGCGCATCAAGGCCCGGTGCTTCACCTTGAGGCCGGTTATATCAACGGCACGTCAGGCGATTACGTGCCTGACCGGTTGCGGTTCATTTCAACCAGTTGGAACGGGATGCACGGGCGCGCACAGCACACGCCGGTTGGTGAGGTTGGGCGTTGGGTGTCGCTTGGCATCGAGGTGCATCCGTGGCGCACCGGCGGTGATTATGCGCTTGTCATTGGGCAACACCCGAATGACGGCGCGTGCGTTGGTTATGACCAAGCCAAAACCGTTGACGATTTGGTTGACCGTTCGATGATCCCGGTGAGGTTTCGGGCGCACCCGTTGATTCAACCGACCGTGCCGCTTGCTGTTGACTTGCGTGACGCGGCGTTGTGCGTGACTTGGAACAGCACCGCCGCCGTTGAGTCTGTGATTGCAGGCGTGCCGACCGTGGCGCTTGATGCGGGTTCGATAGCGCGCCCGGTGTGTTCGCACGATATACTTGAACCGCCGGTGCGGTGTGACCGTGTGCCTTGGCTTGCTGACTTGGCATACCGGCAATGGACTGAGGCGGAATTGGCAAACGGTTTGGCATGGGAGCATTTGCGCAATGACTTGGAAACGCACCAGCGTGGTGACGGCATCAGGAGAGGAACCGGTATCGGTCGCGGAAATGCGCGACCATCTAACGCTTGAGATTGACGCGGATGATGCTTACCTTGAACAACTGATTGCGGCGGCGCGTGGTCACGCTGAGAGTTTGACCAACCGCAAAATCATGGACACCGTTGTACAAATGGTGGTGCCAGATTTCCCGATCAAGCAAATTGAATTGCCGTTTGGCGCAACCATCAGCGTGACTAGCATCGCGTATGTTGACACGGCAGGCGCAACGCAAACGCTTTTGGGTTCGGCATCACCGGCGGTGTTTCAATCTGACTTGACTGACGATGAAGGCGCGGTGCTTTGGCCGCTGAAAGGCACCGATTGGCCCGGCGTTGATACTGATGACATTTCACCGGTCACCGTGACGTGGGTTGCCGGTTATGGCACTGATTCTGAGGATGTGCCCGCCGCGTTGCGTCACGCAATCAAGTTGCAAGTTGCCGAGTGGTATGAGGCCCGATGGAATGCGGAAGCACCAGCGGGTTCAACGCCGCTGTTTGAAATGGCGCTTTCACCGTTCAAGGTCATTCGATATGGCGCTTGAACGCCCGGCAGATATTCACCGCCGCATTTCACTGCGCAACCGGTTTCAATTCCAGTTGCCACCGACAACGCGTGACTCATTCGGTGAACGGGAAAGCGGCACGTGGGTTTCACAGTTTGAAACGCGCGGCAGATTGCGACCGATGCGCGGCACGGTGTTCACCGAGGGTCAATCAATCAACACCGAGTTCACGCACAACATCACGTTGCGGTATCGTGCCGGGGTTCAATCCGGCATGCGCGCGGTGACTTTGAACGTTGCGGGCAAGGTTGATTCTGCCTCACGCACGTTTGATGTTCGGATTGTTGACGATGTGCAAAGCAAAGCGCGGTGGTTGACGCTTCGTTGCGTTGAGATACCGGCAGGCGCGACGGCATAACATGGGCGCGCGGATTGACCGCATTGTTCGGTCAGCACGCCGAGGCACCGGCATTGCGGCATCGAGCGCCGCCACCACCGGCATTCCTATCAACGCCGCAAGCCAGATGATTGGCGCAAAGGAACTGAACGATGTGTTGCGCGCGTTACCTGATGCACTGGCGAAAAACGCACTTGATGCGGTGGCGCGCGCCGGTGCTGTTGAGTTCAAAAAACATGCTGACGTTCGGTTGCAATCCAAGATGACGCGCAGCGTGAGAAAAACAGACTTGGTGTTGAAAAAAAGCAAGATTGCCAACGCTGAACGCCGGTCTGAGTTTCGCGTTGGGCCGAATGTGAACCGCCCACAACTGCGTTGGTTGCACGATGGCACTGCGCCGCACGTGATAACCATTCAGCAAGCCGAAGTGCTAGGTACGCCCGCTGAGAACTTTGGTGAAGCGGTTGCGCATCCGGGGCAGCATAGCCGCCCGTATTTGCGTGAGGCGCTGTTTTCATCCAGTGACGCGGTGAAAAGGGTGATGGCCGAAAAGATGGCACCGGCACTTGCCAAGCAAGCCAACAAGTTGTCTGATGAGGCGTACACCGGCAAGTTGCAGGCGAGGCGGCGGCGCAGATGAGTACCTTTGAGGAAGCGATTGTGCAACGGCTGGCCGCTGACGTTAGCGTTGCGGCGGTGGTTGGCACCCGCATCACGGTTGGCGGGCTTGAGACTGACATTGACCGCCCGTATATCACCGTGCGCCGCCTGGCGACCAACTACAGCAACACGGTTGACGGGCGTGACGCGAACACCAACGCGTTGCTTGAAATCATTTCACACGGGCTTTCATTGGCGGTGGCGCACCCGCTGGCATCAGATGTGCGTGATTCACTTGAACAGTTTGACGGCACCATTGCCGTTTCGGGCGGTTCCAATGTTCGCATCAGTGGCATTCTAATCACTGACATGCAACAATTTGAACCGCGCATTGGCTCAAAAACCTACCGGGTGGCGCAGTTCTATTCCGTGTGGGGCGAGGATTAAAGTTATGTCAGGAATCAGTTCACAAGGCGTTACGATTTCACGCGGCGATGCGGCAAGCCCGGAAGTGTTCACGGTGCTGGCGGCGGTTGCTGATTATTCTGGCCCGAGTGCCGACCAACCGGAACTTGATGTGTCGGACCTATCAAGCACCGCCAAGGAATTCATCGCGGGCTTGATTGATAACGGTGAGGTCACGTTGTCGCTTCACTGGCAACCTGACAATGCAACGCACGTGACGATGTTGAGCGACTTTGACGCGGGCACAATCAGCAATTGGCGCGTCACGTGGTCAGACGCGTCACCGGCAAAGACTTGGACGTTCCCGGCGTTCGTCAAATCGTTTGTGCCGACCGCAAGCGTTGATTCGCCGCTTTCCGGTGATGTGACGCTACGCGTGACGGGTGCAGTGACCAGGGCATAAACTTGGAACTGCTAACACGTGACAAGTTGTTTGCGGCAAAACTGCCGATTGAACGCGTTGATATACCGGCGCTTGATGCATTCGTTTTTGTTCGCGCCATGTCAGCGGTTCAAAAGGATGCGTATGACATGCAACTTGCGACCGGTGACAAAGCTGTTTCCTTTCGGGCTTTTGTTTTTGTGCGGTGTGCCGTCACTGAGGACGGGCACCGCATCTTTTCCAATGACGATGAGGAAAAGGTTGCCAACGAAGTTCCACCCGCGTTGATTGACGCCGTGTTTGATAAGGCGCACGTGCTTGGCGGGCTGACCGCTGAGGCAGTGGCGACCGCTAAAAAAAACTCGAAACGCCCGAAAGCCGCCTGAACTGGCGCATTGCCGTCAGTCTCGGGTACCCGCACCCGGACCTGATGTTTGAACAGTTGACCGCCATTCAGGCGCGCGAACTGCAAATGTATTTCTGTGCTGAACCGTTCGGTGAGTTGCGCCAGGACATGCGCACGGCGGCGGTGCTGGAAATGTACTACAACAGCAAACGCCGCAAGGGTGCCAAGGCGCTACAGTTGAGCGATTTTATTCTATACACTGACGTGGCAAAGCGAACCCGCGACAAGCGCACCGGCGCGAACCTGGCGGCGAGGCTTGACGCGATGAGTGAGGGTTGACGATATGGCTGAGGACGTTGGTGTATTAGTTGCCCGGCTGACCGCCGACACCAAAGGCTTGCGCGCCGACATGGAAAAGGCGTCAAAGCAACTATCCGGTTCAACCGCAAAGATGAACCGTTCGCTGATGAAAACCGAGCGGCACACCCGGTCAATGGCGAAAGGGTTCAACACCGCAAACGTTGCGATTGTCGCCTACGCTGCCGCGATGACCGGGCGTTTTATCCGCGCGCAAATTGATGCCGCTGCCGCCATTCTTGATACCGCTGACAAAGTTGGTGTGCAAGTTGAGGCGTTGCAAGAATTGCGGTTTGCTGGCGCGCAGTACGGCATAACGCAACGCAACACCGACCTTGCCATTCAACGGTTTTCACGCCGCTTAGGTGAGGCAGCGATTGGCACCGGCGTTTTGAAAAACACCATTGCCGAGTTGAACATTCAGTTGTTCGACAGTGAAGGCAAAATGCGTTCTGTTGAGGATGTGTTGGCAGACTATTCAGACAGCATACAAAGCGCCGAGTCACAGCAAGAAGCGTTGCGCCTGGCATTCCAAGCATTCGATTCCGAGGGTGCCGCTTTTGTCACGGTGATGCGCAACGGTTCGACGGGATTGAAAGCGTTTGCGTCACGGGCGCGTGAACTTGGCATTGTCATGGATCGTGAAATGATCGAGAAAGCCAAGTTGGCATCTGACCGATTCACAGAACTTTCATTTGTGATGAACCAACAAATGCTTGTTGCGGTCAATGAAAACGCTGACGCGTTTGTGAAGTTTGGCGAAACCGCAATCATTGCCGTTGAGGGTTTGACCAACGCCACCGGGTTTCTGTTGGGCAAGCTGAATGAGATTGGTTTGTTTTGGTCAGCGATTGCAAGCGGTGACGGCAAGATTGCACTTGACCGATTGCGCACACTTTACGGTTTAACATCAGGCGCGGGCAACGGTGGCGGCACCGTCAGCGGCGTTTTGCCAGGCGTAGGCGGCGGCACAACTAGCAGTGCAGACGGCACCGCCGCCGGTGGCGGGTTGCAAGAAATCGTTTCAACAGCAACGAAAAAGTTTATGACGTTCGGCACTGAACACGCTGAAATCAATGAGGGTCTTGAGCGTGTGCGTTTGCTCAAGGAACAAATGGAAGAATCAATGACGGCGTTGCACATTGCACACGCAACACGCCGCGCCGATGTTTCACGCGCCGAAGCGGAAGAACGCATCACGTCACAACAATCCGTTGTGAACGACACGTTGACCGGGCTTGGCTTGCTTGCCCAACATTCAAAGAAAGCGTTCAAGGTTCAGAAAGCGGCAAAGATTGCGCAAGCGGTGATGGCAACGCACGCGGGTGTTGCCGAGGCGTTGACGTTACCTTACCCGCTGAACTTTGCGGTTGCGGCGGCGGTTGCGTTCAAGGGTGCCGCGCAAATATCTGCAATCAAGTCACAGACGTTCGGCGGCGGCAGCGGGTTCGCCGGTGTTGGTGGCACAACAGTTGGCACCAATCAAAACCCGGTGGTCACGCAACCGTCAACGGTGCAACCTGGCGATTCATTCGGCAACGCGGTTCAGATTGTGTTTCAAGGTGACGTTTTCGGTTGGGATGATTTCATCCGCGAACGGGTAATTTCCGGCATACGCGAGGCGGTTGATGAACGCGATGTTGTCATCATCGGTGCGGAGTCGCGCCAGGCATCAGAATTGGGCGGTGGTTAGATATGGCAGTTGCATCATACTTGGCAAAGCGATCATTCACCGGCGGCGCGGTGCTTGATGACCCGATTGTGAAAAACCTGACGTTGGCTGACATGGAACCGTCACGCAGCGTTGATAGAACGGACGCGAAAAGCATTGGCGGGCAGCGCGAAACAATCTACGACTTTGCCGAAAATCATTGGCAGTGTTCGTTCAAGCCCGTTGTGGTTGGCACCACCGCTGAACTTGAGTTGCTAATGTTTTTGAATTCGATTGAATCGGGGCAAGTGTTTTCATTTGCACCGTATTCGGAAAGCACAGATTCACCGATTGGTTATACCAATGTGGTTATTGAGTCGAACGGTTGGCATGCGTCACGCGTGATGAAAGTTGGCGGTGCCACGCGCGGTGCGTCTGACTATCTGCAATACTCATTCACGTTGGTTGAACACCCGTGAGGCAGGACAATCTTGCATTCACTGCGGAACTACAGCAACAGGACAAGGAACCGCGTTTTGTTGTTGGCTTGGTGTATCCGACCGGTTCGCCGTATTTCTCAAGTCACGCCGGATTGAGCAACGTTCCCGGCGTTGAGATTGCGAACACACTGCAAAACATTGCAGGCACGTCACAAGAAATCAACCCGGATGAAGCGCGCGCCACCATCGGTGCCATTTCGTTTGACGTGGTTGACGTTGCTGGCGCGGTGACAACCGAGTTGCGCGACCAATTGACCGACAATGACCGCCAACCGCGCCGCATCGAGGCCCGTTTTTTCATGGGCTTCACTGATGATTTCAATGATTTCGTTCGGATAGCAACGCAGCAAGTTGAGAATGTTTCACTGAATGATGTGACCTATTCGATTCAGTGCGCCGACATTCAACGGCAGTTGCGTGAATCGGTGTTTGATTTCAAAACAACGCGGTTGAACGCGGCGCTGACTGACGTTGCCACAAGCATGACGGTGCTTGACGCGAGCGCATTTGAAACCGTTGTGCATACCGCCGCATTTACTGACGCGCCAAGCACGGCGGTTGGATACTTGAAAGTCAAAAAAACCGGTGAAGTGATTAGATTCACCGGCAAATCAGGGTCACCGGAAGTGACGTTCACCGGGTTGACGCGCGGCGTGTTGGGAACCACCGCCGCGCCGGTTGATATAAAGGCGGGCACCGACACCGACAAGTTGCCGGAAATTCAAGAATACATATATCTGGAAATGCCAGGCCCGGAAATACAATACGCGGTTCTGACTGGCGTGATTCGATCAAGCACCGCATCACCGCAAGACACGTTGCCAAGTCACTGGCACCGCGGCGTTGCTGAGGCGTCAGTTGACGGCGCGCAGTTCGATGGCATCGGGCTTGACTTGGTTGACCCGGCAGTTGCCACCACGGGCATGGTGTTTCGGTTTCAAGGATTAAAAAAGATAGACGGCAAGCGGTTCATTGAAACGGAACTTGGATTGCCAATGGGCACGTATATGCCAATTGATGTGTTTGGTGTGCTTGGGTTGCGCCGCATTTCGGCTATCTTGACCGACGCACCGCAATTGGTTGACCTTGATGAAACCAACGTGGTCAGCACGTCAACGTTGGTTCACGATCAAAAAAGCGTTATCAACCAAGTTCAATTTGATTGGAATTTTGACGGCAAGGATTACACCCGCCGCAATCTGTTCATTGATGCGGGCAGCATAAGCCGCAACGGTGATGCCACGTTAAAGCGTTTGAAGTTTCAAGGCATTGTTGGATCAAACCACACTGACCGCACGTTGCGTGCAATCGCGCGCGGGCTTTATGACCGATTCGGTGAACCGCCGGTGCGCATTGACGTGACCGTGTTGCCGTCATTCTCAATGATTGAAGTTGGCGACGTGGTGCGCCTGACGCTGGCGCGGGTGCGTGATTACCAGGGCAGCGCCACGCTTGACCGTTCGTTTGAGGTTCAACAAGCGGCGATTGATTGGCGCACCGGCAACGTGAACCTGACGTTGTTTGGTACGGGGCGTGAGACACCGGCAGAACCACCGAGCGGTGCCGCAGTGCCGTTGCCTGACAATTGGTATACGGGCGCGGGCACTAACCTTACAAGCCCGCTGACGATTGTTGCCGACGCCGTGACCGCGAACGGCACGTTGACCGGCAACGCCGACATGAACAACGCCGGTGCGATTTTCTACTATGACGGCGACCTGACAATAAATGCGGGCGTGGTGGTCACGATCAGTGCAAACGTTCAGTTGCGCATCAAGGGTACGCTGACGGTGAACGGGCAGATTGATGGCGCGGCGAACGGGTTGACCGGCACCGCATCGCCAAACGTTGTTTCAAGCCCGATTGAGGATGACGTTTCGTTGTACCAGGGCACACCGGGTTGGTTGGGAAGCAATCGCGGCGGTGACTCAATGCGGTATGACCCGCCGTGGTATTGGAACCGTCACCAACATTACCCGTCGCGCGGTGTGCATAACACCACACCGGTTCTGAACCTTGAAGTGACCGGCGCGGATAGTTCACCACCGGCGGCGACGTTGCACGGGATACCGACCGACTTGCGCGGCACGTCAGGCGGTGCCGGGTACGCGATTGAAAATGTTTCATTCAGCGTTTTGGTTGACGGCGGTGATGGTGGTGATTCTGGCGCGGGTTTGGTTATCGTTTCGCGCGGGCTGGCGTTCGGTGCAAGCGGTGACATTGACCTTTCCGGTGAGAATGGCAACAACGGTGGCGGGCCGACTTCTGTCGGTGGCAAGGATATGTATGGCGGTTCAGGTGCGGGCGCATCACCTGGCGCGTTGTACGTGTTGCTTGATGGCGATGGCATTTCGTTGCCTGACCTTGACGGCAAGCTGACCAACAATCGTGGCGTCACGCCGACACCGGGCACGCCTGGCACGGTGCAATACGGGTACAGCGGCAACCTTGAGTTTGATTCGCTGCCGGGCATGGGGCAATTTCAAGGCATGGCGTTTGACGGGCACGTGTTGTCAGCGCATCAGATTCAATACATACCGACGCAAGGGCAACTTGGCGATACCGATGACGAGGCGGTGCCGCCGATCACCGGGCTTGCGATCAGTTCTGACTCTGACGGGGTTGTTGCAACGTGGGATGCACTGCCCGATGACAGTTATGATGTGATTGAAATTTGGTCAAGCACCGACAACGACCGAAGCAACGCGGTGCTTGTTTGGACCGGGACCGGAACAAAGGCGTTTATTGCTATGCAAGGCATATTCACACGTTGGTATTGGTGCCGCGTCATTCGCGCGGCGTTGCGTTCGCTATGGCATCCGGTGTCATCAACTGCCGGTGTTGCTGCTACCGGCGGCACGCCTGATATTCCGTTGATTTCAGGGCGCACGTATTGGGAAACGTTTGACGGTTACGCAAGCCGCGCAGACTTTGAACGTGAATGGGAAATTGTAAGCGGTGACCCAACCATAACGTTTGAAACCAACGGGTTGTTTGGTGGCAAGGCAATGCGCGTCACCGGCGAAATGTACGCGGTGTCGCGCCGGTTGTTGCCTTATGATCCCAACCGGTTAATGTTCATTCAGGTTGAGGCGCGGCGCATCACCGCCGATGCGGGTGATGAAAACTTGCGCGCCGGGCTTGTTGCGATTGCTGCTGACGGTACGACAAAGATCAACACCGGTGGCGCTAACTCATTCACCAACCCACACTCTTTAATCAACGTTGACATGGGCACGTGGTCGCTCAACACGTTCAAGCGGTTGTTCAATTGGTTCACCGATACCGTCAACAGTTCGTCATCAACGTCAACGTCAGTCAATTACAGTTTCGGCGCGGCGTTTATTCCGTTCCAAATCCGTTCAACCGCATCGCTGCGCCCGTCTTATTTGCGCCCGTTTATTTATTGCAACGAATCGGTCACGGCATCGCCGCCCGTATCAACCGCCGTGTGCGAAGTTGATAACCTGTTGGTGTATCCGTTTGAGGCGGGCGCGTTGATGACGCAAATACCTGACCCGTCATTTGCGGAAAAGGATGAAATCAATTGGCGACTTGGCGCAGATGGCAGCGGTGACCCGTATGCCGAATATGCGCTTGGTGAAGGTGAGAACGGCAACGCCGCGTTGAAAGTTCCCAACATCAGCAACCAGAGCATTGCGAGTTTTCCGCGCCAGTTGGTTGCGCGTGTTGGCGACACGCTAAACGTGCGCATGCTTTATAAGCTGGTTGACAACAATTCACCGGCAAGCATCAACGCAAGTTCTTTGATTCGCGTGACGGCGCTTGGGTACAATCCCGGTTCAACGTTTCCGGCGCGTTGGACGCTATCTAGCGAAGGGCCGAGCGTTGCAAAGTTAATATCAACATTGACGGTTGACGGCGCTTGGCATGAAACTGACTTTGCGGTTGATATTTCAGGCATGACGGGCACCGATGGTATTGCCGTCACCATCACGGTTACATCAGCCGCCGCCGGTGATGACTTTGATTGTTGGACGTCACGGGTGACCATTCGGCAAAGCTAAGGTGAGGGGCATGAGTGTTATTGATGTTTTGCTGACAGTGACCGGCGCATTGATTGTTGCGTTGGCGGGTGTTGTTTGGCATCACGTGACTGATGGTTTCAGGCGTAATGAAAAGGAACACGGCGAGATTGCCGAAAGCGTGCGCGGCGTGACCAAAAGAATTGACCACGTCATTCATTATCATGCCGGTATTCCGGCCTACCGTGACGAGGGTGATAAATGAAAGCTGGAATAATCGCAAGCGTTGTTGCCATTGGTGCCGGTGCCACGGCAATCGGCGGCGGCGTCAACCAATGGGAAACATACGGATGGGTGACGCGTTCAGCGTATGAGGCGGAACACCTTGACACGGTAAGTGCGGATCAACTTGACGCGTTGATTGAAGGCATTGGCGAATTGGGCCGAAAGATCGACGCGCAATCGGATGAGTGGCGCTGTGATGAGTTGCAGGAACACATCATTGACCTGTTGATTCAGATTGAGAGTTTGCCGCCTGGTGGTGACCGCATACGCCTTGAGGAACAATTGCGGCAAGCCCGCGCCAGGGTCACAGAACTGGCGTGTGGGCGGTTCACCAACTGATGCAACTGTCACAGCACTTTTCACTTGATGAATTCCTTGTTAGCGAATGGATGGCACGCCGAGGCTTTATGATAACGCCGTCAGATGCCGACATTGAGAACCTGACCAGATTGTGCCGCACGGTGCTTGAACCGCTTAGGCGCGATCTGAGTGCGCCTATTGTGGTCACCAGCGGGTTGCGCCCGGTAGAACTGAACACGGCGATTGGCGGCAGCAAAACCAGCGATCACATCACCGGCAGTGCCGCCGATATTCGGGCGATTGGTTGCACGCCGTTGTTCATCGCCATGACCGTTGAAGAATTGAAACTTCCAGTGAAGCAAGTCATACATGAGTTCGGGCGTTGGGTGCATTTGAGCGTGCCGCCTGACGGTGCCGTGCCTGGTATGCAAGCATTGACGGCGACGGCGGGCAAGAATGGCACCGAGTACAACCACGGGATTCACCCGGTAAACGTGTGAGGTATCGACATGGCGAAGAAAGCGGCAAAGAAAAAAGCACCGGCAAAGAAAAAAGCAACCCGGAAACTTGAACCCAAGGTGTCGAACGTCATCAAAATAATGAAATGGTTTGGTTTGCGATGAATCTATTCAAAGCGTTCGGCGGCAAGATAGTCGAAGCGGCAAGCGGTGCGTATCAGGCGCGCGTCAACCGCAAGGTCAAAGAGGCTGAGTTTGCCAACGCCGTTCACATCAAGAAGCTTGAAGCGGTTGAACAAGGTCGCATCAATGAAGCTGAGTGGAATTCCAACAGCATCAAAAAAGCGGGATGGCGACCGGGGTACCTGACCGTGCTGTTGAGTGCGCCGTTGGTGCTGGCGTTTCTGCCACCGTTTGTGCCGTGGTTGCATGAAGGGTTCGCGGTGCTTGCTGAAATGCCGGTGTGGTATCGCAGTGCCGTTGCCGTGATGATTTCATCCGGGTTCGGTTACAAGGCATACGCTGACTACCAACTTGGCAAGAAATACGATTGACTGAAACCGCGCCGCTGTAAGTCAACAGTTCCGTGCGCAAAACCGAAACCGTGCCGCCGCACGTCAATGCCTTGTTGGTTACTTTTTAACCACATGCCGCTGCAACCCGCATAGATAAGCCGAATGTTATAATGAACACACGGCGCGTGATGCGCGCTAGGCGGTTAGACCACCGGCACGCTTGATGTGTTCTTTTACAATTCGGTGCGCAAGGATGCGCGACAAAAAAGAACCCGCGCCAGTTTGCACACCGGCGCGGGCTAATCATCCAACGGAGAACCATGATGAAATTTTATGATAGCAGTAAACCGTGGGTGTCGCCAAAGTTGAGCGCGGTGACGCATGACGATTCAATGCCAAAGGTTCGCACGTGGTGTGGTCCGAGCGTTGTAGCAGCATTCAGCGGGCAACCGATTGAACACGTTGCACACTGGATGTGGTTGCGGCGCGGTGATCGAACCGGCAACGGCACAGCGCGAGGCGTTCGCAGTACGGGAACAGGCGAGTTGCGTGCGGCGTTAGGTGCGGCGGGATTCAACACCGGCATGATGGCGGTGGCGCAAACCGATGACGGCAACGCACCAACGCTTGCATACTGGTTGCGGAAACGCACACCGGATCAACGCAAGCGGTCATTTGTTGTGAACATCACCGGGCATTGGGTTGCGGTACGCGGCAACAAGTTCGTTGATTCATACACGCTTGACCCGGTGTTCATTCGCAAGGCACCACACCGCCGGGCGCGAGTGCTGCGGATCATCGAAGTTCGCAAGCCGAAGTTGGCGAAGCGCAAAAAGTTGATGAACCATTTGCCAGCGTTTCAACTGTAAACCACCACCATTCAAGGCCCGCTTCGGCGGGCTTTTTTTTGCCTTGGTTTGTCGCAAATCCCAACACATGCCGCCACAACCCGCGCCGTTGCTGGCTTTCCCGCCGTTGAGTCTGCCGCCAGGCAGGCGTATGATTGTTGGTGGGCAAGATGGT